ATACAAACTACAGACAATTACTTAGACTGGACTAGTTTAACTGTTGTAAATATGGAAGGCATTACATTTAGTTCTAGATCAATTCCAGTTGGTGTAGATAGTGAAATAGATGTTGCTAGTTTACAATTTAGTACGCCTATATACTTAACACCTCCTGCTAAAGTTAAACGCTTAGGTGTAACAACAAGTATTATATCTAACATATTTAACGAGCAAAATGGCGACATTAACTTAGGTGCTACTATAGCAGGACAAATAGATGGCACAGAACCAACATTTGTAACTAGAGTAAACACAGGTCCTTTATCAGACGATAGCGAGGCTGACGGAAGTACACAAACAGTCGATGACGGTGAATTTCCAAATGTTGGCGATGGCCAAATGGACTTTAATACAAAGAGATTGTTTGATAAAACTAGTGTTAGTAGCACATATCAAAATTATGGCATCAGTGTACAAGACGATGTAGCAAAATTAGTATGGAGAAACAAAGTTGGCGAAGTTAGTTGGAACGAGCTAATACAAGCATATCCAGGCACGTACCAATCTGACGTTAGTAGAATACTATTAAAGGCATCAGATAGTGATAATTATATTACTGGTACATTTACTATTAATCCATTAGACGATACTAAAATAGTTATTAACTTTGATAGTGATACATTACCGGATGATACTGTTATTTCAGGTCCTGCAAGAAGTACTAATAGCTTTACAACAATAGACTATATTGTCGATCCGTTAAGATTTAACCCTGATACTGTAAAACAATCAGGCTTACGTTTGCTTATTTTATCTGAAATAGGTAACGCTACAAACGATGATGGTCCAGATGCTTGGAAAAATACAAACGGAACAGACTTTATTGCAGGCGAAAGTGATATTATAGAATGGGACGGAGCAAATTGGCACATTGTATTTGATGCAAGCGGTGCCGATGATGGCAGTACAGGATCACCAGCAACATATACCAGCAACTTAAATACCGGTATCCAATATAAATGGAATGGCGAATACTGGATTAAAAGTTACGAAGGAGAATACTCAGGAGCGACCTGGACCATACTACTTGATGCATAATTATTAGTATGAAAGAGATTGTTTGTAGTGGAGCATTATTCTACTCCTTAGCCACAGAAAGATTTTTATTTTTACATAGGACAGGAAACAAGTCTAATGTTTCTTGGGGCCTTGTTGGTGGCACAAACGAAAATGCCGAAACTCCTTGGGAAGGACTTAAAAGAGAAGTTCTAGAAGAAATAGGCAACGTAGATTATACTAAAGTTCTTCCATTAGAAAGTTTTGTTAGCAATGATAATTACTTTTCCTTTCATACATATTTAATTGTAGTAGAAAATGAATTTATTCCAACACTTAATCACGAACACGATGGCTATGCATGGGTTACTACGGGACAATGGCCAAAGCCATTACATCACGGTTTAAGAAATACACTACAAAATAAAACAATACAAAATAAGTTAAAAACAATAATTGAAGTACTAAAGGTAATTAACGAAAATGAGTGACGTAACAAAACAAACTTGGGGACACGAATTAACTATTGCTAGGACCAATGATTATTGCACAAAAATATTAGCATTTACTGGTGCTGGTAGTAGAACAGATTTCTTTTTTAATGTTAAAAAAGAAAAAACATGGTTTGTAAACACAGGTAATTTTAAGTTAAGATGGATAGATACAGACACAGGAAAATTATTTGAAACTGTGTTAGGTGAAGGTCAAACACATCATGTATTACCATTAATGCCGTGTTGTTTAGAAGCAATAGTAGCTGACAGTTCTATAACAGAATCTAGTAATGGTGATTTTGAAAAAGATACTTTTATAGTATTACCTTCAAATAACATAGGATAGAAAAATGTTTCCACTATTAACAAAGTCTGAAAAATGGATTAAAGATATTACTAGGTATAAAGCCGCATGTGATAGTTTAGACGAAGGCAAATTAAAAGATAAATTAATAGGATATGTCAATACATTTAAATCACTTAGTGATGAAATTGATGTAGGACATCAAAGCGGAAGTGGTGGTTATATTAAGCCAAGACAGTTAATTGATATTAAGCATAATCTGCTTATTACTAAAGATAAAATTGAATCAATTTTAAAGCAATTAAAGTAGTGATATACGTTTAATAGTTATAGCACCTACCATTGCAGGGTGTAATGTACACTGATATCTGTAACCACCTGAGATAGTCTCTGGCACTTCCCAATACAATGTTCCGCCATCTTTACCCTGTGCGTTTGTACCAGTTGAAACATTACCAATAATATCTACATGTATTAGGCCAGTATTATATGCTGTACCTGTACCGTCTTGTATTTCAAATGGATGTCCGCCTATTTGATCTAAATCAAATGCAATAGTCATTCCGCCAATTGCATACAACGTAGGATTATTTCCACTATATCCGTGACTATCAACAGTATAAGCAGAGTTACCTGCATTATTCATTCTAATCATTGCAAAAGCTGATGTATAACTTTTGTCAATTGTTCTACCAGTACGTACAACTTCTTCTAAATCGTCATACTTGTCAACACCTAATGCTCCTGAAAAATCAACACGTACATTATTACCTGCTACTGTAGTATTAATATTTGTACCACCTTGTACTGTAAAAGATGATGTTGTAGTAGTCGCTACTAATGATCCAGCATCACCAAATATTGTTGTAAACACATTCTGATCTGGATCGCCGCCGCCACCACTTACTGTGTCTGGACCCCACGAGTCACCGTCCCATACAAGTGCTTGACCTGTGGCTGGTGCTGTAGTATCTACGTCTGCTAATGCTGATAAATTAGAACTTGTACTAAGTGCATCTGTTATTCCGTATCCTGATATAGTAGTTGGAGTTGTGCCTAAGTCTGCAAAGTCCACAACAGCATCAGTAATACCGTAACCTGATATTGTAGTAGGTACATTTGATAAGTTTAAAAATGATCCGTCAAATGCATCAGTAATACCGTAACCTGCTATAGTAGTTGGTTTAGTAGTTAAGTCTGCAAATGCTCCGCTGAATAATAAAGATGTAGTGTCAGTTAAGTCGCTTACATCTGCTGGCACAGTTGGTGTATTTTGTAAGTTATTATAATTTAAAAAATATGTACTATCTTGACCGTCTAATGTGTCAGCATCAGTGCCGCCTCCGCCTGTTGTTGCATCAAGTCCTGGTGACCATTTTGCACCGTCCCATTTTAACACATTACCTGCAACAGGTGTTGTATTTGTAGTATCTACGTCTGTTAAATCATTTATGCTTAGTGTAGGTGTTGAACCATTAATTGTAAGTGTGTTACCTACAATCTGTGTTGTTACGTTAGTTCCACCTTCAACAGTTAATATACTACTTGTTGTAGAGGCCGATATTGATCCTGCATCTGCATCAATTTGAGAAAAGATATTTTGATCAGGATCACCAACAGAGCCATTAAAGTCTATTGTTACTTCATCGCCGCTTATTGTTGTTTCAATACTAGTACCACCGCTAATAGCAAATGAGTCATTTTCGTTATCTGCTGTAGTAGTACCAGTGTCTGCTGTAAACGTCTTAAATGCATCAGGCTGTTCGGCAGATATACCGCCACCGGAAACTACATTCCAAGAAACGCCGTCCCATATCCATGTAGTTGTACCGTCTGTAAATGTTTCATCTGCGCTAGGTGCGCTAGGAAAATTAAGTGCCATTATAAGCCTCCACTAATATTTATCGTTCCTGTAATAGCCCAGGTGTTTGCTGATCCGTATCTACTGTATAACATTTTGTTTGGACCACCTAATAAACTATTAATGTAATCATCATAATCAGTATCAGAACCCGTAGTACTTATTACCTCTTTAGCATCACTAATAACTTTATCTTTTAACTGTCCTGGTGTTAAGTCAGGTTGTACTTGTAAATGTAAAGCACAAACTCCTGCTACTTGTGGCGATGCCATTGATGTGCCGCCAATACTCATAATTTTATATGTACTGTTACCAGGATAGTCTAGCAATGAATATACAGCGTCTGCTGCAATGCTAGACGTACTCATTATGTTGTCGCCGGGTGCGTATATGTTTATAGCAGGACCTCTTGTTGAACTTCCTGCTATTCTATCAACACCACTATTAACTTGTGCATCTATATTACCCACCATAAATGCTTCATTACTAAATGGAGAACTACCTCGATGATATTGGTACGTCCCGCCACTAAACACTACTTCATTATCAAAGTCAAGTCCTGTTGGTAAGTCTGCTTTATATCTATTGTTTCCTGCGGCAATGCATACATGTATGCCGTCATCTATCATATCTTCTATTTCTGCATCTACTGATGGCACTCTTACTGGTACTCTATTGTTACCAAAAAACAATCTACTAACTCCAGTTGCGGCCCATAGTCCGCCTCTATCAGTGTAGTCAACTCCGTATGTCCATGCCGCACCTCTATAGGTGCCACTTATTGGATCAGTAGTTTGATCTGATCCGTAGCCCCAACTCATATTAACTACTGTAGGACGGCTGTTAGTCTTAGCATTGTGCCATAATCGTATAGCATCAAACGCATCACTAATTGAAGTACCAGTACCGTCACTTCCTGACAATGTTTCTAGGCCTGCTAACTTTTGAGAATAAATGTGTGCGCCTTTTGCCCAACCGTATGTTTTACCTGCCGCTATA